TTTTGATTATTCTTAAATATTAATAATTTAACCTGGTTTTTTATCTAAAAAGATATACGTATTACCAGAAAACGGTACCCGACATTACTCGTAGGTAAGAAACATTAAAAACTAAATAATGATAGAAAAATAAAAATTGAATTATTAATGTGATCAGTCATGCCGTGGACTCAGTTGAAACGGCTCCACGTAATGGCCTCCTTGGTGGCTCAGCTCGTGACTGTGCAAGCTGATTAATCGGAGCTGTTGCTCCAGCAGCTCTAACTCTCATATCGAAATTAACATTCTGGTTAGCTGCATAATTTTGTTGTTCAAGATCGGCTCGGAGTTGAGCCATTCTGCCTTCGTGTGTGTGTTGACCAGACTGCATGGTCTGATCATGTCCAAATTGTGATTGTTGCATTTCCCTGAAGCGCTTATCAGTAAGATTCGCAGTATTCCAATTCAAATCTCGATCAAGTTGATTCTCTCCTGACTGCCATTTTCGGTTATTGTGGTCTGAAATTGCTCCGCCAATTCCCGACATTCCTCCCCCTAGTACTCCAGCTATAATGGAAGCTTGATTTTGATCAACTTGCGTTCTAAGGAGTACGACTGCTTCTTTCATTTCATTTAAATCATGTCGCATCTTAATCTCTCTTACTCTGCTATGGTCTTGTGCTACTTCGGGAATGTCCATATGATCTAAAATAACTGGATGTAACTTAGTAATGGTAGCAACCATTAATGGTGAAAATCGCTCAACCCAAGCTGAGGTGTTTGTGTCAGGGAGAACGATTGCACGGTTGCCAAACTGGACATTACGGAAAATCAAACTAGCAACTTGTGCTCCATTATATTGAACAAAATTCCGTCCTCCTGTAATGACGAATCCAATGGCCGCATCATATCGGACAGAAGCAATAATTCTTTGAGTTTGTGGTTCTTGTAAATCAAACTGGACTACTCCATTTGTACGGCTTGTTAGTGTGTTGAAGTAGTCATAGAAACGTTTCTCGACATCCGTAACGCTACTTGTTGGATTAGTGGACAATCCTGTAAATGCTCCAAAAGGTTTCGAATCAAAGCGGAGTATGTTTTCGTCTGTATTTAGGGAATATTGATAAACGCTTGCACCTGTAGCTGTGGTAGTAATTTGAGATGATGATGAATCAAGGCGCACAGACAGAGCACCAGCTGCAGTAATGCTAAACGTAGAGTCAAAGAAGAATATTTTAAGCACTTTCCCATCAATAAAAGCATTAATGCATGCTTTGCTCGTTGCTGTCGTAGTTGAAAATGTGATAGATCGAGTTTCATTTGTGCGAATGGCTCCATCCCATCCTGGACTGCCAGCCAGACGTGCGTAAACACTGTCAATCGTGGATGCAGAAAGAGCATACGCATAGGATGAATTATAACCACCTGCGTTATAGATTTTTGCAACGGCCTCTCCTTCCAAATACATTCCTTTATGGTCCGTCCCATAGTCTTTATGAGTCAATTGCTGGACGACGTAGTTACTGGTCATGGCTGCTTCATTCATGTAATATCCTGTAGCAGTTGATCGGGTTGCGTTTCCTGAAGTAGCATCATTTATCCAACGTTCAAGGGGAGGATAGACAACTGATGGTCTGTCCCAAAAGTCGCGCGTGCTTGGCGTTTCGGTAGGAGCACCCACGATAGGATACATATTGCCATCCGTTGACATATAAAGTGGAGGTGATGTATCTAGCCCATATTCCGAGAAGATAGTTCCTATGGCATTTCCAGCTAAAGAGTTCAGTGTTGCCGACTGATCACCTGTTGGGGGAACTCGTACATTTGTTGATGCTTTTGGATCTGAAAATCTAAACGTTGGACTTAATTTAGATCCAATATTTAAATAGCATGCGGCTGATTTGTTGTCAAAGGGATTGACGACA